ACGTTGGGATCTTTTGCATCTAATTCTTTTCTATATTTCTTAACTAGATCTTTCTTAGCTTTACTAATCACTTGAGTGATAGTTAAGAGTTTCATAGAATATCCATTAGCCAACACCGATACATATGGCATGAACTTTTGAGTTTTCATGATAAAGTCTTTCAATGTAGATAATGGTAATTTTTCTTCTAAAATAGCATATCCAATCTTTTCTGTGATTTTACCAACCATCTTTTTATCAATACTTTGATTGATATAACCATAAAGATCGAATAGTTCATTTTCAATAAATACTTTATTGAAAACCCAAATTCCGACTGTTGTTAAAAATGATTCTTTATTCTTTTTACCTTCAGGACCATAAGCTCCTTTTGGAACTGTGAAAGTATCATAAGTATTAAATCTTACTTTACCATTGAAGTCACCAAAAGTTTCCATAATAAAAGATAATTTGGTTCCTTCTTCTTCAGTAATATTTAATAAGAATTCAATATCTTTTGGATTGGTGATAGTTTTAGCAATACGTTTTGCCATAGTATACCTCCTTATTATTACAATGTAGAACCTATATAAGCATATACCGGAAACATTAGATTAATATAAATTAGCGCATATAAGGAGGCTCTTATGGCTACGTTTAATAAAGAGAATATGATTACTCTCAAAGAACTAGCTCCTAGTTTAGTAGAGATCATTACAAGTAAAGCGGCCCAAAAAGATTTGACTGCTCATATTAACAACCAAGATATGCATATCACTCCTAGTGAACGAACTAAATGGAATGCATCTCTTGACGATTCTAAATCTTATACTGATAGTAAGTTAGCTGATGTACTTGGCCCTATCAAAGACCAAATCGGTGGTGACTTAAACAACTTAACAACTTTGCTTGCTAAGAAATTAGACAAAACTACATTTGATTCTTTCCGTGGAACTCTTGCCCGTGTAGCAACTTCTGGTTCCTATAATGATTTGAAGGATCAACCATCTGGTTTGTCTTATTCTGATACAGCAAATAAAGCTCTTCGTGCTGACCGTGCAGGCCATGCCGATGAAGCTGATCATGCAACTCGCGCAGATGAAGCAACACATGCTTTGACTGCAGATAATGCATTACGGGTAAATGGCATTCGTGTCACAATCGATGCTTCTTATCCATCTAACCCAGAAAATAATAAAGAATTATTCTTCCACACTGGCGAAAAAATGTGGTACTGCTATTGTAATAATGCTTGGCAAATGACAGGCTCTGCAATCAGATAGAAAAATATACAGGGCTCAATACATTTCAATATGTATTGAGCTCTTATTTTTTCTATATAGGAGATTTATTTTAATGAAAAATTTTGAAGAAATTTACAGTGAATTAAACTCTGTTACAATGATCATTACGAATCGTTGTAACTTAGCTTGTGATTACTGCTTTGAAAGATCAAAGGGTAATAAAGATATGACTGTCGAAACTGCAATTGAAATTGTAGATAAGACATATAATAAACTTCCAACTCCAAGTGGAAGATTTACGTATAATTTATTTGGTGGCGAACCAATGGTAAACTGGCCTGTAGTTAAAGCAATTCTTGATCATATTGATGAAAAGAATTATAATGCTCAGGTTGGTATTACTACAAATATGACTCATCTTACTGATGAAATGCTTGACTATATTGATGATAATGATGTATTTATTCTAGCATCTATTGATGGTATTAAAGAAGTACATGATGCTCATCGTGTAGATCATGCTGGTAATGGGTCTTTTGATACTGCAATCGGAAATATCAAAAAAATGATTGACCGTGGTCTAGCTCATTTAGTTGAAGCTAGAATGACAATAACTCCTGAAAGTGCAAAATATATGTACGATGGAGTTAAAATGCTTTTAGATCTAGGTGTAAATAATATTTGCCCTATTGCTGCATCTGACTTAGAGTGGGATGCTCAATCTTTAAAAGAATATGAGGAAAACTATGAAAAGGTTTTAAATCTTTACGTAGATATTCTTAATGATAAAGACAATATTAGAAATATCAATATCAAACACGTTGATGATATTATTGGTACTGCATTAGAACCAGAAACTACTGATACAAAGATGTGTCATATTGGTAATAAATATTGGTTATGTGTAGACTGGGATATGAATATTTATCCTTGTCACAATTTTCCAACTACTGATCTAGATTTCTTAAAAGAAATGAAGATTGGTAATATTAGAACTGGAGTAGATGAAACTAAAGTTTCTGATAATGCACTCCAAGCTAAATTTGAATTAGATCGTTGTAATGGCTGTGAAGCTAAACTTATTTGTAAGTCTGGTTGTCCATTCCAAAATCTAACTGAAAATAAAGATTTCTATACTCCAACTATTGGATATTGTAATCTTCAAAAAGTTCTAATTAGAACTGCATTGAAATTTAGAGATAAGTTGTTGACTGCTGAGAATATTCGTTCTCGTAAGTTAAACGTACTTATAGAAAATTTAAAATTAAAGAAATATTTCGATACTGAAATTAAAGATGGCGAGGTTACAGACTTCTCCTTTAGATTAAAATTAGATAGATTCTTAGAATTATATAATAATTTGAATTTCAAAGGAAATGTAATCCCTAGCTTTAACCAATATTTTTCCTCTCAATTAGCTACATTGATGGCTATATTAATGGCTATTAATGGTAAGAGAATTCAAATTGAGGGAGATGAGGAGGAAGTAAATAATGGCTAGACGTGCTAAATGGGAATACGCTGATCCCCAATTAGACAACTATACTGATAAGAAAGTTAATAGAAACTTCTTTAATCAGATTGATTATATGATTGATGTAATCAAATATCAATGTGCTGAAATGGATGACATTCTCCATGTAGCATCCAATCCAGATGAACACACTGACCGTTACTATCAAAAGAAAAATCCTCAAAATACTTCTTTCTATGACTCTAGAAAAAGTACTTTTGATGAACTATCTAGAGATGGTGATAAGTTAAGTCTTAATGGATTTAATAAACTTATTGAAATTAACTGGGGTCTTCTTAATAACGTCCATAATATTATGGGCAATCCAGATGCTGGATTGAAAGATTTACCTAAGTTTAATGAAAATGAAAAATTAACCATGGAAAAATTCAATATTATTCTAGAAAATATTAGAAAGACTAATACTTATCTAAATAATAATTGGGGTAAATATTTCGATGGTTCTGGATATTGTGTAATGTCTTGCCAAGTTGCTTGTCAAGCTGCATGTCAATTGGCTTGCCAATCTTGCCAATATAATACATGCCATAATCAAAACTGTGGGGGATGGTCGTAAATGAAAATATATATCTTAGATGAAGTATTTGACTTTGCTAAAAAGATTGGTATCGTTACCAGAATAAATGACTTAGCTAAGAAAAAATATAATCCATCCACTATTCAATCAGATCTCCAATCTTATTATGATATCATGAATTCTAAGGAATATCTAGATCTCATGGCGGAATTGGAAACTAAGCTTAAAGCTGATGATATGTATTTATATAATCTATTTACTTATACTAAGATACAATCTTTCGATATTGTAGCAGAATTATTAAATACTGTTAAGAATCTTCGTGATAGATTTGTATTATTAGAAAAGAATATTTCATATAAACTATCTAGTGCTTATGAATATGAAATCTTAATCTCTTTATTCTGTGCAATGTATGAAGAAGTTGCAGAAGATGTAAGAGCTGGACTTCCTAAATATATTCACTTAGCTTACTATAACTTTGTAAGCATTAAATTCTGTACAACTCAATTGTCCACTGCTGGTGATTTAGATATGTTTGATGAATATGAAAAATTCATGCAAACTAAATTCGATGCTATCAATAAATATATTAATGATAAAGATACATTACGTAATCTACGATTAGAATTACGTTGTGCGGCCTTACAATATCTCATTCCTAGAATGGATAGAGAAGTTAAATATAAAACTTTAGCAAAGATTGAAAAACTTATCGACCCAGCTACATTAGATTTTGATAATAAAGAAAACTCTATTGGTGTAATTTGGACTATGGAACGTCTATATGAATTATACTTTGATCTTTCTGATTATAAGAACTTCTTTAAATGGGTTTATAAGCAATATCAATATATTGATAATGCATTATTTGATAAAGAAAAATTCTTTGATGGATTAAGATACTATAATAAGAATAATATCACTGGATTTATTATCTCTATGAGACGATTCTATTATATTCAGAATCTATATCCAATCTTCAATATGGAATTTAGAAATGTAATTCAATCTGATGAAGATTTTATTACTAATCCAAACTTAGAATATACTCTATATGATACTTATGCAAATAAGTTATTATTGGATAAATTTAAGAATTATGTAGATACTTGGTTTGCTAACTCTAAAGCTAAGCTAGATGATTTAGCTAAAAATGAATCTATGCTTAAGCGTTGTAAACGTATAATTGTAGATGGTGTAGATGAAGCAACTGCAATCAAAGAAACTGAGGATAAAAACAAAGTTAGTGAAACTGCAGATTATGATTCTACTACTCATCCAGAAAATACAAATACTGCAACTCCTGGTACATTTACAGAAGAAAATCATACATCTACTGAAGATAATTCTGGTGCACCAATTGTACCTAAATTGCCAGATGGGTTTAACTTAGATCATCGAGAATTGAATAGATTAAGTGAAACTACTGAATCTGAAACTCCTGCTAATACAGAAGCTAGTCCAGATTTGAATCCAGTTCCTAAAGATCATCCAATTGCCACAGATGAGTTAAGTGAAGAAGAATTAGCCGCATTAAATAAAAGTGAAGATGAATAATGTATAAAGAAATTTATCTAATGCTAACCGAGGCATGCCCTAATCGGTGCGAATATTGTTATATTAAAGGCAGAGACAATCCTGCCACTATGACATTTGATCAGATAGATAAGATTATTCAAGAAGAAAAGCCATCAAGGATATTATTCTTTGGTGGCGAACCTCTTCTTTGTCTAGATTTAATAGAAAAGACTATGGAGAAATACTATGGTAAATTGAAGTTTCAAATTGTAACTTCAACTGTAGTAAACTTCAAAGAATTTATTGATCTAAATGAAAAATATCCTATGAATGAAATTCAACTTTCATGGGATGGATTTGCAGATAAAAATCGTGTAGATACTTGCGGTAAATCTATTGCATCTAATGTATATGAAAACATATGGTATGCTATAGATAGAGGTTTGAAATTCGATATCAAATGTGTTATAGGAAATGAAAACGTCCATTTAATGGAAGAGATTCATAAACAATTCTTGGAATTCCAAAAATATGGAGTTTCTGGAGAATTCGTTGTAGCTCATCGTTCATTATATACTGGTAATTTCCTAGAAACTTTTAGAGAGCAATATATTAAGACCTTTACATTGGATAAAATATATATGGATCATCTTAATAGAATTATTGCCGTACTTCAAAATGATAATTACTTTGGTTCTTGTGATGCTGGTAAATATAAAGTAATCACTCCTAGCGGATGGCAATCTTATTGTACTGCTTTATCACAAGAAGAAACAAAGTTTGGTGAAGAACTTCTACAAAAACCATGTAAGAATCCTAAATGTGATGCCTGTGAATATCGTTGCATGTGTGATGGTGGTTGTAGATATGAACGATTCTTAGAATTTGGTGAAGATTGGGAATCAAACTTCTTAGAATCTACATGTATCATGATGGAAGTATACTACAAGACCATTAAACAATGGCTATCTACTTTATCTAGATCAGATAAAGAAAGATTGTATGAAATAATTAAACGATATAAGGCTTACCAATCCGAATATCATAAGGAGATGGTTTACTGATGATTAACTACGTTCCTGAGCGTATTTACGCTAAAATAAAAGACGATCCAAGCTTTATTGAAATTGATAAGCTTGCTAAAGATAGATTTAGTAAATCTGGTACATTGCTTGATGTAGTCATGTTTGATAATAATATCAAAGAAGATGATTTCATCTATAAGCAATATAATGATACTTTATATGCGTTAGTTAAAAAGTATTGTCCAGAATACGAACTTCAAATGAAGATTACTCTTGATAATGATATGACAAAGAATGATCTTTTGTATTATTATGATCATAGATCTGAATATGATACAGAAACAGTTCTTTACATCTTATCATACTTGATTAATACGTCTTATCAAGATTACACATTCAATACTTATCAAAAACAATATCATGAATTATATGAAGCTCAAGATTTGAAAACAAAATATCAATTCTCTACATATATTCATTTGAAATACATCAACTCCAAAGTTGAAGATTATGCTATTAATGAAGCTCCTAAAGATGAAACTTACTTGACTAAAGTATTTGGTCTTTTGACTTCTTTATATAATGAATATAAATTGATCATTAAAGATCAAGACTTGTTAAAATATGTATTTATTGAAATCTTTGATCATACTTTAACAAATGCATATAACTTCGTTGATAACGATAAGCTAATCTATAAACAACTTCCTAATATTAGCGTTCCTGAAGACATTTTAGATGGAGACTTCAAGGGAACTTCTATTAATGAGCTTGGTATTCTTGATAAGAAATTTGAATTAGCATTTGCTGTTCGTAATTGGGAAGAGACAACTAAATATTATTATGAAATTTTAGAATGGATTGATAATGCTCTTTCTGAACCACAAAAACTATTCAAGACTCTTGTGATTTATGATAAAGTTATGGCTCCGAACTTCTGTGGTATTTTACGTAGATACGTAAAATTAAGTACTCAGATATTATGTAAGTATGGAGATCCATATCTTAGAAATCTAAATCCTCAAGATCAAGAATTTATTTTAAGAAAATCTTATAGTGGTACTAAGTTTTCTAATCAAGCAACTACAGATTCTTTCAATCGTTTGACTAACCATATTGACCAATGGTTTGCAAATAATGAAGTTGCTTTGACTGTATATAAGAATTGGTACTATAATATTAGAGGAAAAGAAGATGTATTCTTGTCCTAGTTATGACATACAATCAGTAGATGACTTTAAGTTAAATACTATTGATTTACATATAAATCGTTTATGTAATATGGCATGTAAATATTGTTATCTTATTGGTGGCTTCAATACTAATAGTGATACATCTACATTTACTAGATGGAATGACTTAATTGAAATGCTTAAATATATCAATATAGATAATGATAGACTTACAATAAATTTTAGTACTGGTGAGTTATTTACCAGTACTAGAATGCCAACTTTATATAATGCTATCAAAAAGATAGATAAGATTAATAGATATAGAGCTATTGATATTGAGTATAGATGCTTCTCTAATGGTACGTCATATGAAAATATAAAAGATTTTATGAATAAGATGTTTGGTAGAAATATCACATTGAGTATTTCATACGATGGAGAGAATTCATCTAGATTATATAAAAATGATTCCGATTCTACTTTAGAAACTTTAAAATCTTTAGCTAGAATAAACTGTGCTGATGAAGTTATAGTCAGAAATGCGGCTCATGAAAATATACGAGATCTATCCAATACAATCATCAATCTATACAATCTAGGTTATAAAAACTTAGAATACTATTTAGTTGATGATTGGCAAGGATACAGAGATCCTGAATATATAAAACTCTTCAAAGAGGAAGTATATAAACTATTAACCTTTTTTAAAGATAAAGGCGATTGTTTATATAATATTCATAAATATAAAACTAGAGTAGCTCCGACTACATCCTGTGTAGCTGGTAAAACTCTTTCTATAGATACAAATGGCAGAATATCAGTATGCTCTACTTCACTAAACCCTAAGTTAGGATTAGAGGATATTTCTGTAGATATAACTGAATGGAGAAGAATTCCAGAAGTCTTTAATAAGTTTAAGAATATTACTTTAGATAGATCTAATTTAGACTGTGCTACTTGTAATAATATTCTTTGCGAAGACTGCTGTTCTCATAAAGCTATATCTAAAAACTATCAAGATAGACTATATCAGCAATGTAATATAAGACATGCTGAACTCGAAGTTTATAAATCAATATTTGGGTGATAACTTAATGGTAATACTCTTTATGAGTATTACCATTATATTTTCTATGGAGGTGTCAAATGTTTGAACGATTTGATGCTATCGTATATAAAGTATCCGAGTATTGTAATTTAGATTGTGTTTATTGTTTCCAAAAGCATGATATTAAAGAACGTACTAGAGGATTTACATATTTTGATGAATTAATAAAGTTACTTATAACTTTACCACTAGCCGATGACTTTGAAATCAAAGTTACTGGTGGCGAGTCTAGTCTTCATTGTGATAAGATTAGACAAGATTATAAAAAATTTAAGAAAATTGAACGATATAAAGAAACTAATATCCAAATGACCACCATATCAAATGGATCTAATATAAATGGTTTAATAGATTTATGGAATGATGGAATATTAAATCCTTGGGGCTGTAAGATATCCTGGGATGGTATATATAGTGCATCTAAATCTCGTAAACCGAAGAATATTAAAGTATTTGATGATGATTACTTCAATAAGACTATAACTACTTTAGGTAAATCTAAGTATAACGATAAGGTGCTTGTTAGGACAGCCTGTACACCTGATACAATAGATAATTTATATGATGCATATAAGTTTGCTTTAGATAATGGGTGCTATAAGTGGGAATATTATCCACTATCAGACTGTGATTATTATAAAGATCCAGATTTTCTTAAGAAGTTTGAAGAGCAATTATATTATATCTTTGAAGATAATGCTTTAGAAGAAAATAGAGATAAAATAGTTGCAAATGTAGACACAATGTTGTATACTAATAATATGACAGAAAAAGAAAGATTAAGATCTATTAGCTGTAGACATCTTGGTCATTTTTTACATGTCGGCATTGATGGCTCTCTTTATCCATGTGGATATTTTTCTGATGACGCATTCTATTCTAATCAAACTTTAAAGATAGGTGACGTATTCACAGGATTATATCCTGAAGTGATAGATAAATTCACTAAAGAATATAATCAAACTCCAATGTGTAGTGTAGCAGAAGAAGATGGGTGTAAATGTTTTCATTGCTTCGAATGTCCAGCTGTAAGCAAATTCTATAAGAATAATTTACAGAATAAAATGAGACAACAATGTGCAATGCGACACATAGAAAAGAAAGTCTTTGAAGATGTATATAAAAATTATGTCTTTGATGAAGATCAAATTAAACGGAATTTTACGTACGCAGAAAACTGGAACACATGATTGAGAGCCAAAGTGTATGAGAAGTTTTTATTTTTTATACAAAGGAGATCTCATAAGAATGAGTACGGAAACTATCGTCAAGAGACGACAGCTTAGGAAGAAATTTTTCCTTTTATTTCCTGCGGCAATTCCTGTAGTATACGTTTTAAAAGGAATTAATTTCATTCTTAAGTTAGTTTTGAAAAAGAAGTAAATTCTTCAAACTATGATTATATTCCCAGTAGGTGTTAATCATCTACTGGGATATAAACATCTCGATAATGAGGTATTTATAATGAAATTTAAACATTTATATCCTGAATGCAATAATGCAATTCTAATTACAACTGATATGTGTAATTTATCTTGTAATTATTGCTTCGAAAGTAATAAATCTAATAATATTATGACTCCTGATACTGCTTTAGGAATCATTAAAAAAATATATAGAGATACAGGTGATTCCGAATATCCATTTAAAGTATCCTTCTTTGGAGGAGAACCTTTAATTGGTTGGGAAGCCATGAAAACAATTTATGATTATTTGAATGAAAATAATCTACCATATAAAACTGGAGCAACTAGTAATCTGACGTTATTAACTGACGAAGTTGTTGATTACTGGAAGAATGCGGATACTTTTATAACCGCATCAATAGATGGCAATAAGATTACTCATGATAGAAATCGTAGTAATTCATTTGATAAAGTTGCAGATGCATTAGATAAACTAAATGCTAATAATATTCCATTTGAAGCTAGGATGACTGTATCATTCGATGATATGAGTAATCTATTTGAAAATGTAAAATTTATTCATCAAAGATTTAATGCTAAACGTATAATACCACAGTTAGATACTAATATTTTACATATATTAAAATATCTTGATCTAGAAGCTCAGTGGTATAAAATAGCTGATTATTATTTAGAGAATCTAAATACTAATACTGAATTTAATTTTGGTGGAGTATTAAGTAGATTCTTAGATTTAGATCTAACTAAACATGACGAATGCACTAAGTGCTGTTACTTTGGGTCCAATAGCTCAGTAGTAATTAATTGGAATGGTGACGTTGTATCATGCCCAGATTCATATTTTACCGAAACAGATTGGGATATGAATTATGGTAATATTTTAGAAGACAATCTCAATCCAGAACCAAAATATGAATGTATTAAATATCAATTAGAAACTAAATATGCTAAGAAATGTGATTTCTGCCGTTGTAGGGGTAATATATGTAATGGTGAATGTTATCTACATATGATAGCCGATGAACGTACTGAATTTGGCCAAAAAAATGCATTCTGTCAGATGAATGAAATATATTATGACGTAGTTAAATATATCCAGAATGCCCTTAAATAAAGGAATTAGCCCATAGGCAGTCATAGCCTATGGGCATAACATTTCAGTAATTAAATAGCGTGAAAGGAGTTAAATATGCCTGATCGTGGTAAATATAAATATAATGATCCTCCTTATGTAACTGAAGGAGTCAAGATCGGAGATGAATTTGCAACTCAAGCTAATAATCTCGTAGATGTAATATATAGATTAAAAAACGAACTTAATGATATCAATCATGTTTGGGAAAATCCAGATGAGCATTATGATAGATATTATCAAGAGAAGCATATCGATGGCGATAATAGAAATTGGCATAATGATACAAAGAATAGAACTGTAACTCCTTCTAAACGAGGTCAGAAGTTGACAGTTGATAATATGAATGTATTAGTATTATATGCTAATAAAATTAAGGAAAGTCTTGGACATCTTCCTGCAAACTTATATACAGATATTCCAGAATTAACTTATGGTAGTAAAGCTAGTATTGAAACTTTCAAATTGATTGAAAATAATATTAATACTATCAGTAAGCATCTTAATAAAATATGGAATCAATCTTTTGATACTAATGGTTATTGTATTAAACCATGTCAAGTTGGTTGTCAAATAGGCTGTGAAATTGCAGCTCAAGCACCTGATATGAATGGTGCTAATATTTATCCTCCTAATATAGGTATTGAAGGATTCTATTATGCATGGCCTGGTAGATATTATTCTTCTAGACCAGATCCAGATCCTAAAGGATTTATGAAAATAGTGAGAGTAAATTGTAAATTAGATCAAGAAAATAATTCAAATTCCTATAGTTTTTTAGGAGATCACACTACTGCCCCATATACACATATATTTGGTGTAGTCAGCGAAGAATTAGAGCGACGCATTAATAATTACAACTGGGAGAGATATCAATATAATCTTTCTCAGAAGAATTCTAATAAATGGCCTAAATATTATAAACCATATTATTCATTTAGATGGCTTACTTATGTATTACCAGTAGATATAAATAATTGGTTAGATCCAAATAAGGTAATAGATCATCTAGAAGTTGATAGAAATGGTGCTCATAATTATTACAGAAATATGCCTAAGCATATTCAATCAGATAATAATTTTGATAAATATGTATTCGTAGATTACGATACTGATTATCTTATTGATTCAAATGAATCACAATATCAACGATATAAAAAGGATTATTATCTATACGTTAAATATCCTAAGAAAAATGGTACGTATAAATACCCAGACCGGAAACGATATGATGACTGTGGTGGGTGTGAAAATAAATAGAGGTTATATAAATGGCAAAATTAAGAGACACGAATGTCAGAGACCGCTTAGAGGTTGTTGGTAGTATAACCTCTGGCGGTAAAGAAGTTTCTAAAGCAGGTCACTCTCATAATTTATCAGAATTATCTGGTATTAATGAAGCAGTAATCGAGCTAATGAAGAAAAATACTGCATATAACTCTGAAAGATTAAATGGATTAACCTCCGATGAATATCTAAAGAGTAAAGGATATCAAGAGCTTATTATATTAGCTGATATGGAATATCCTAATATTAAAAATCTATCAATGATTCTAAATAATAAGAATACATTTAGTATATCTGCTATTAAGTTAGAATTATTGATTAATTATTGTCCAGTAAATATGACATTATATCTAACTGCTGATCGTGGTGTTACATATGTAGATCAAGCTGATAGCTATGTATCTAGTAAACTAATTGGCTTTAGATTTAAAGTTCAAAATACTGGAGATAAATTCAGTCTTTCTATAAATAATATTGATGTATTTACTGCTAAGATTGTAAAATTTTCAGTAATCAATAAAACTTCTACAGGTATTAATATCCCTGATGTAACACAATTAAAGACTAATTTAGTTGTATCTACTCCTGCAGGATTTAATGAATCTGAGGGGGAACTTATTAGAATTAGACCAATAATGAATTATAATTCTATTTCCATTAATGGGATGAGTAAATCCTTTATTGCCACTAATTTTAATATGAAACGATTCTATGGTAATTCTAATGCATCTACTTTTGCATACTATCCGGTATTGACTGACTGCATTTGCATTGGTGATAAAACTGGCAATGTGAAAGTATTTGATTTAAGAAATAAAACAGCAATTAAAGTATACGATCTAAGCAATGGAACTATTAACTTTAGATTTACAGATGTAAATAGTAAAGATTTTGATTCTGCTACTAACTTATTAATTGATGCTGGTTCAGTATTTAATGGCCAATATAATATATTAGCACTTGGTAATACTGAAAATAATTTCTTCTATCCATATGGATGTATTGATCGTTTAGACGATGGAACTAGAAGTCTTACATTTAATAATATAACAGATATCCCTGATTGGGTATATGCAATTAGAGATCATTATCGTTCTCTTCTCGGTCTATCCCCATTAGTTAAATTAACTGGTAAAATTAATGGAGTTGCATATAATGGTACATCTGATATTGAAGTGCCAGCGGCTAAATTAAAAACTCCAGTAAATATTAACGGTGTTAAATTTGATGGTACTAGAGATATTACCATTACTGCGAGAGCAAATGGTGGTAATGCCGATTCTCTTGGTAATCTAAATGCAAGTCAATTCGTTAAATTAACTGACGTTGGTAATGCTGCTAATAAGATAGTAAAATATAATGAAAAAGGTCAATTAGAATGGCCTAATGGATATAAAGAATACTTTGAATAAAACAGTTAAAGATAGTACTATCTCGTATAGTACTATCTTTAAATATTTAATGGAGACTTAATATGGCAAAGCTTAATATAAAACGTGTTATAGAAAGTCCTGATGGAAATAAAGAATATCTGACTTTATATACTACTTTAGAAGAAGTAAATGGTCTCGGTAAAGCATTTGAAATACCTAATATTGGGAAAGCATATTATGGTATTGGCGAAGTAACTGATCCTCAAGCTTCAGCTAAAAAAAGATTTAATATTAATGGTACGGTTATGGCTGCACTTAAAGAGGTTACTACTAGATATTATAGTAAATACTTCTTATGTGATATTGGTGATAACGATATCGTATTACCTCCAGATGCTATCAGTGTGGAATATACATTGATTGGTGCTGGATCTGGTATGGCAATATTTAATAATCATATTTATTATAGTGAAAATGATGCTAAAATAAATGCCACTGATTATAATAAATTTGTAAAAGATATTAGTAAAATTTATCCTAATGGTGTTAATGGTGGATCCATTTTATCTGGATCTGCAACTAAATTATCAGTAGTCAATACTGATGACACAGTAAATGAAGTAGCTACCGCCAAAGGTGGAATATTAGAGATATATTCCGCTAATCTATCTACTCCAACATCTAAAACTACTAATAATTTATTATTTGATTCTAATAAAGTAAATTTCGATAAAGAAGTTTTAGAATTTAAAAATACTGCTAATTCTAATTATCGACCTGGTATTATTAATAAACTTATTGGTCATACTGTTAGTAGAAATAATTCCGTATCTGAAGATACAAGTAAAGAACTTCCTATAAATATAGGCAACGAATATGAATCTCTAATTAAAAATAGATTAGGGATCACTGATAAAGATATAAATTATTTTGTACCATTACGTACAAATAAAGGTTGCACTGTTTACAACAAAATGGGGCCATATATAAAAACTCTTTTAAGTTATAGTAAATCAGAAAATACTGATCAAAAAGCTATTCTTTCAGCTATAGGAACTAACTCTGCAAACTATTTCAAAGGGTTAATAAGCAATGAAACGATATTTCCAGGTAAGTTTTTATCTAAGCATCTAAATGGATTTAAATTAACTAATGATGATATTGGAGAAATTCCTCAATTACCAAAAATAATAAATCCAAATTATACTGAAAATTATACATTTAATGAATTTGGTTTAAATGTAGATAATGAATCAGAATTCTTCAATAAGTTATTTACAAATTCAGTAGATACTGGTTCTATAAATGGTAATGAAATATATTATTATAGCGATAACTCTGGAGTAGTATCCAAACTCAAAGCATTAGCTAAAACAAATATAAACTCTAATACAAGAACTGATGGGTTTATTAATTTATTCTATAAGAATATCTCTAAGAAGTCTTTCAATACTGACGCAATTGGCGGAAAACGTATTAAATTTAATGGAGTTACTACTAGTAATAATAATCTTAGTAAATATTTTGATCAAGATACTTTAAAATGTGAATTCAATGTAGGTAGTAATCTTAAATTGGACTACTCTTTCTACTTTGGTCAACTTCAAACTTTGTTTAATGAAACAAATGATAAATATGATTTCACAAATGATGATACTTTCTATAAATTCAATCCATTTAGTGCTGGTTGTATTACTGGGACTAAATCTGAAGTTGTAAAAGGTATAGTCAATGTAAAAGGTTGTAAAGCTATACGTCTAAGTATTGGTGAACATGGTAAAATTTATAATAATAAAATAGGATTGGATGCCAACGATTATTTTAAAGATATCGAAGCCAATGGGTTTGCTATTATTAAAATTAATTTCACATCAAATGCGTTATATACTGCAAGTGATGATCAATATTTAAATAATCTTAAATATAGTTTAAATAATACATATAATTCGTATGCTGCTATATCTAAAGATAAATTACCTTTCTATGATTCAATTAACAGCCAAATTTGCCGTGAAGTTATATCTGGTAATAAATCTAAGATGTCTCCGAAATATACGACTGCACAAATATTAAATAGGGCGAATGGTAATGCAACAAAGATAAATAGATTTAATCCTATAATAGCAGACACATCAGAAGATGCAATTTTCTCCAATTTTTATTCGACAGAAAGTAGCTACTTATTAGATTTAAATAATGATATTATATATCCTTCTATGATATATAATCTTCATGATATAACTCCAGTTAGATATAATCCTTTGTACACTAAATATATATCATTATCAGCTTTTTATAATTCGAATCCTATTAATAATTTTAATAATTTTATTAGAATTATGGAAAGCGATTCCGCTAAATACTTATACTCTTTAAGTAATATTAGTGATTATGATATTCAATACTCATCCTCAAATCTAATAAGAAATAATGATTTATTCTATATTAATTTTAATAAATCTAAGAATTTAAGATCTATATATAATATTAAGAGTAAATCTAAATTAACTGTATTGGATTTACGTAGTATAAATAGCTATCTAAATTTAAGCAATATTACTCCAGATGGTGATATAAAAGTTTTATTCAATCATCAGGCTACATTAGATTTATCTAATTTCCTTAAAGATTTTAAGGGTAATTTTATTGCAGACCCTGCTATTCCAGAAACTTGTATCTCAAACTCTATAAGTAATACAAATGCATTATCTACTGCATTTAATAATGCTCAAAATATTAAAGATTTAAGCATGCATGAAATTAGGAATGATAGAAATTATAAAAATCTAGCATTCAATAATGTATTTGCTAACTGTTTAAATCTAACTCATACTACTAAGAATTTTACTAAATTAGTAGAAAATTCTACAGAGAGTACTAATTTTTCTATGCTATTCTATTCATGCAAGAAATTAGATCCTGAAGATATGGGAATAGATTTCAGTAAGCATACTGGTAATTTAAATACTTATGCAATGTATTATGATACCAAAATGCCAGTAATAAATGATACTATTAATTATAGTAAACTTGCAAATGGTGCATTAATGTATGCTAAAACTACATTAGACCATCCTTTTATTAATCAAATAGAAATAGGAAACTTCCAGTTTACTGATAAAATGGCGGCAATCTTTAATGAAACTACATTTGGTGATATTAATTTTACACAAAAATTAGTAAGTAAATATAATACATTTGCTGGAACTTCAAATGTGAAAAATCTAAATGTATTTAAGAATGCAATATTCCCTAGCGATCAAGCAAATCAGCCAGATTTAGTTTATAAGCTAAGTGGTAAATATAATAATCATGGTAAAATTAATACAGATGCAAAATTAGAATTTGAATATACAGAACCTATCACTGATATTACAAATGATGATATGGGCATGAAAGATATGACTATGGGTTATGATTTGAAATTACTTCAATCGAATAAGTTCATTGATAGTGTAACAAAAGTAACTGCATCATCAATTTTCCCAATGGTTAAATCTAATATATTTAATATGAAATTTAATAGACTGATACCAGGTCCTCGTACAGTCGATACAGAAACAAACGTTAGATTTATTCTTTCAGAAAAAGCTACAGATGTTAAACTTTTAGGACCACTAGTGCCAGGATTTGAAGATAAATATCATGCTGAAGTTTATGGTATTAATAAGAATTTTGAATTAACGTCAAATTCTACATATGAAAATATTGTAAATACTCTAAGCAACGTCTATGGCGCAGCATGCTCTTGTATGTATAATCCAAATGAGTATCAAAAAAATAACGTTGGCTTATTTCTTTCTGATGGACCAGATAATTATCATACAATTCATGATAGTGTAATTTATTATGATAGACAATATCCAGTTAATATAAAAATATTTTATCAGCAATATAAAGATGATCAAGGCATTCCAGTTAATAATGCTGAACTTAAAAAGGAAATTGCTAATATAGATAATGTAAAATTTATATCTACGTTTACGGTTGCTGATAATATAAATGGAAATAAGACGTCTATTTTTATCACCAATAATAACGATGAACAAGAACGTATTGATTTTGACAATTTTACAAGTAAAGGAAAGAAAATCCTTATAGTAATTTCCAATGGTCAAAATAAAATTGTAATAACTCTTTATAGAGTGAATACTACTAAATATGTAGTATTGTATGATGAAAAATGTAAGCTTAAATGGGCCCCTGTATATTCACATTACGATATTTCATTCTACCCAAATCGGGATTATACTGATGAATCTTTAAAATCTAAACCTAGAACTACGCCAGTTCCTACTAATGAATGCACTATAACATTTAATACTAATTCACTAGATAGAAATGCTTTAGGTGAATTACAAGAATATATTAAGTGCGTGAATTATCGTAGATCTAAACCAGTCCATGCTATAATCAAAATTAGAGACAAGGCTAACTGGAATAATATACTACTAACTCAAACAATTTAAGGAGAATCTTATGAGAAAATATGCACAAATCTTCCACGGGGAAGTAATCTATATTATCGGCTCCTTTGCATCTTTAAGTGATCTAAGAGAACACTTTTCTGAAGATACTGTATGGCTTGATGTAACTGATGTAGAAGATATCGAAGTCGGTTATATTCAAGTTGTAGATAAAGATGGTAAGATTACATTTAGACGTAGTGTTGATAATAATTTTGATTCATTAGATGAATCTGAAAAAATCAATGCAATGATTTATGCGGCTAAAGTAAGACGAGATAAATATCTTGATGAACTAGCTCAAGCTAAACGATATTTAGATGCACGTGACTGCTTTGATTATGATTATGGTATCTATTCAGATGGCCATAAGTTAAAGGATCTTAAGTTTAAATTAGATCAATTTATATTAGAACGAGTTCCTAGTTTAATATCTTTAGATGCTGCTAGGGATCTAGATTTTGAATCTGAAGCAAAAAGATTAGAATTTGAATGGTAAGAAAGAAATACCCCACAGGGGGTGGAGCTCCCCTGGGGGGT